CGTCAGGAGTTGAGGCAGATGTGATGATGTTGTCGCCGTTGGCAGCAGACTGGTCGTTGAAGCGTGCGCCAAAGCCAGTGAACGCTTCGGGTTCAGAGCTCTCGTTGCCGTAGAACAACGTGGAGCTGAACTCTTGGTTCATGCCTTCGATGTGAGCGCGGTCTTCAGACAGACGGAAAGCGCCAGTGTTGCCGTTCAAATCGGCCAAAGCCTTGTCGACTTCTGCGTATGCTTCCAACATACCGCAGGCGTCAGTCACTTGGACAGTGGTTGACTTGGTGGGCTGAACGCCGCCGTACAGCTTGCGCCATGTGGGAGCAGGAAGGCCAGTGCGGATCGTGGTGCGGTGGCCGGTAGGCAGGTTGCCTTCGAGCCACACCATGTCCTCGAGGACTTCGTTGGTTTGGTTGAGGATCTCGGCGATCGTGTCGATCTTGCCGTTGGGGTCCAGGCGCTTGGTAACGTCCAAGAGCGTAGGATGAGTAGTTGCCAAAGTGCTCATGATTTTCCTTTCAGTTCATGCTGGGGAACAATTTCTTGGCCGGATCGACTTGCGCGCCATCCTTGCCGGATTGTACGAAAGTGTCTTCGGCCATCGCTTTACCAATGCGTGCAAACACGCGAACCAGCTCGGGGTGGTTTCCCATCCCAGTGGCGTCCATTTGGGCGCGAAGCTCAGGTGACCCGAACTTGTTGAGAGCGGCCTGGGCGTGCTTGATTGACGTGTCCAGGTTCTGCCCACCAATTTCCTTGTCGGCCTTCACATCGTCGACCCACTTCTCGGTGGTCTGCTTCCAGCTTTCGTTCTGCTGACGTGACTGCTCGGCCATGCGTTTGGAATAGATGTCGGCGAGCTTCTGGGCCTGCTCGTTCGAGAGATTGAGCTCGCGCGCAATCGGGTCGAACTCAGCGAGTGCAGCCTCGTCGAGAGTCATTCCATCGGGGACCTTGAGCTCGTACTTCTCTGGGGCTCCAGTGGGTTTGCCATCCGCGTTCGCGGCCTGGTTGTTGCCATTGGGGTCGCCAGCAGCGCCAGCTTGATTGTTGGAACCAGCCGAGTTCGCCGGTGCTCCACCTTGCCCAGCATCGCCCGCAGGCGCGCTAGTCATCAGTGAAGTGCCAGCACCAGCCTGATTGCCATTACCTTGAGCTGCATCGGTGTTTGTCTGCGCAGCGGGGGTGTTCGCATCAGCCATTGGATTCTGTGTCCTTCTTTGATTCAGTCATCATTTGGATGTACTTGTCGGAACAAGCCTCATGCACATCCGCCAAAACAATGAGGCCCATGTTGCGCATGCCCTCATTGAAGAATGTGGTGCTGTTTCCCGTAAATGATGTGCGAAACACACCAGCACGGTCGAGCATACGCCACACAAATCTTCGCCCTTCCACCGTATTCATCACGGTGCGCACATCGTTGAGCTCCCGATCTCTGATCTGCTCGTCTTTGCGCTTGCGGCCCTTGACGACTTCCTCGTCGGCCGCATTGTATTGCTTGACTTTTGGATCGCTCATTTCTTAGGCGGCTTCTTTCCGCCGCAGCCTTTTTTCATCACGCGACTCCTCGCAGTTGGTTGATCATCTGGCCGACCGCGTTGTCGTCTGCGATCTGCGTCTGAGACAGCGACTTGGCCGTGTTGGCAGCCTGCATGGCCATCTCGGCGTTCTGCATGGCCTGCTGCTGATCTGCACGCTGTTGGCGAACCTTGGCCACGGTGTCGTCGTCCTTGACGATCGACGGGGGCGTGCCCACCATGTTGGCGTACTCGTCAAGCGTCTGGTCGAAGTCGATCTTGTCCAGCACCTCTGGCTTGGCTTGCGCCAGGTTGCCGGCAAAGGCCATGAAACGCTCGATGCCGGTGATGCCGGTGAGCTTCATTGCCTGGGCCATCACGCTGATGTACTCCACCGACAGGTCGAGCCCTTCGAGCTCCTTGGGAGGTGGAGGAATCAGGCCGTTGCGAAGCATGATGTTGAAGGTGCGATCGATCAGCGGGTCCAACAGCTCGTCGTTCAGGCGCTCGAGCACGGGGCCAAGCATGAGCAACTTCTCTTCGTGGCGCTCCTGGATCTCGCGAGCGGTGATGTTGCTGCGCTGATCGTTGGCGATCATCAGGAACAGGTCCTCGAAGAACGCCCGGCGGATACGGCCTTGGTTATCCTGGATGTCGAGCATGAGCTCGTTGATGCGCGGGTTGATCTCGTAGGCCGGTGCAAATCCTGCCTGGCCAGAGCTCACGTCCACGTAGGTCACATCTCCTGGCAGCAGGCTTGCGCGCTGATTGCGCAGTGAGCTGGGCGCCACCATGGGTGGGTTGACCATCTTGTCGATGGCCTGCATCTTGCGCTTCTGTTCGAGCTGCAATGCCTTGATGTCACCCAGTGCATCCATGCCAGGGCTGTGGCCATAGATGTCTTCGCCGGTCAGTGCCCATCGGGGGGCCATCACGGGGAAGTCATCGAAGCCAGATTCGCGCAGCATCTTGTCTTCGTCGCAGCCTTTTTCGTAGTAAACCGAGCGGAAACGCTTGTACTTAGCTGTGGCTTTTCGCTCGTCATACTCGTCGTTGGGTTCGACGGCATGCACCACATCGATCCAGGCTTCACCGTTGCCGCGCTCGTACAGGTTTTTCACCGACATCGAGACGTTCTCGATGCCGAACTGGCCAACGATCTGGCGCACGGTCATCTGGTATTCGCGATAGATCGAGTCGACGTTGCCGCGATACGACGTGCCGATGGCGTAGCTGCCGATCGGGAACGGGAAGCAGCGGATCACGTCCTCGGTGTCTTCGAGCACCGCAAACGCGTGCGAGCCAAACACGCCAAGGTCCGAATAGGTGATCGGCAGCGTGGTGTACAGGTTCGATCGCAGGAACACCTCGGCCATGCGGTTCTTCACCAGGTCGAGCCACATCTTCACGGGGGTGAACTCGTTGAGAGATGGGTCGGGTGTGCGCAGCTGGAACCAGGGACGCGCTGGCGAAGTGATGCCAGACATCATCCCTGAGCTCAACGTGCGCACGGCCAGCGTGGCCGTGTTGTCGACGATCTTGTTGTTGCGAAGGTCACCGCGGTTGCGATCGGTGACGGTGAATCGAGCCTGACGCGGCAGGATGTACTCGGAGAGATCCTGCCAGTGACGAATGAACGACGACCGCTCGGTCGTCAGCTCTGCCAGGCGTCGATTGAATCTCTGCCGCTTAGACTCGTAGGCCATGACTTACTGCCCCAGCATCGTCTTCTGTTGGGTGGTGGCTTGAGTGGTCACACCCTGGCCGCCGGTGAGCATGGTCGACTCGCGACCCATGGCCAGCGCACGACGACGGCGCTCACGGTCACGGGTCATGTCCACTGCCTGCTGCTCTTCGGCAGACTCAGGACGGGGAACGGGTGCGGGATCGGGTGCCTTGGAACCCTTGCCACCGCCGCCACCGCAGACGTAACCGCCACCGAGCTTTGCTTCGGTCGCGCTGTCGCCAAATGGCTCACCCAGTGAGTAGAGTTGTTTGCGGGAGATGTTCATGGTCGTCGCCTTTCGTTAAGCTCAAAACGTACACATCGAGCAGTTGGCCGTCGTGCAGATGGTACTGCGGGATGACGGCATCCTGGTTGAATCCGAGGGACAGCATGGCGTGTGCAATCGCCTTGTATTGCGTCCACACCACAATTCTTTCATATCCCAAGTTCCACGCGACAGGAATCGCGGCCCTGGTGACGCTTCGCATGCGCATGCCGTTGCCCATCACATGGGGCTCGATCACCTTGGGGTTGTTCTCAACGCAACGCATCACCACACCGGACTGCTTGCATCCGATGAACACCGTCTCGCCGATCTTTGCCTTGGCCTTGATCGCTGCCATGGCGTCGAGCTTGGTGTAGTCGCAGCGAATGTCGCTGGGAACGATGTGCTGCCACAGGAAGTCTTGGAGCCACGGGTCGTCGATGTCGAACTCTTCGAGATGAATATCAGTCATGTTGAGGATTATGCGTTCTCGAATGGGTCGTACTCGACATTGACCCGTGGCTGCACAAACGATGGATGTGCGTATTGTGGCGTTGGTGCGACTGGGTATGCGAATGTCAGCGCCAGTGCATCGGCGTGGTCAGGCGATCGCATGATGCGCGCCTTGATGTCGTCCTTGCTCTCGAGGCAGGTCTTGTTCTGCGCGTTGTAGTGGTAGGTCGGGCTGGCCAGGTCCTGCTTAAGCTCTGGCATGTTGGGAATCACCCCGCCCTGCTCCACCCACTCCTTCATGCGCCACCACATCTCTGTGCGCTTGTTGATGAATCGAGGGTCGATTGGCTTGCCGCCGAAGTTGACCTCGATCACTGCGTGGCCAAGTTGGCGCAGCCTATCGATCACGCCAGATCCATTGCCTGCGTCAATGAACGTCGCGTCTGGCCGGAACCGATCGATGGCCGCTGCCACTGCGTCGGCCAGTTGCATGTTGTTGATGCCGTGGTAGACCTTTGGCTTGAAGGCCACCAGGCCCTGGCGCGGGAAGATCACGCTCTTGTCGTCGCCAAAGCGCGCAGGGTCCACCCCCAGGATCTTTGCGGCAAAGTCGTACTGCTCGGTGCGCAGCGTTCGCCTGGCTGCCTCTTCAGCCATGCCAATGCTGATGAGCTGGTCCTCTGCGCTGGCAGCGAAGTCGCACAGGTACTCGCGCGAGAACTCGTTTTCCGGCATGTCCCTGCGCAGGCGAGCCACTTCGTCTGGGTCCAGCGCGTCGGTGTCGAACACGGTGTACCTGGCCGCATACCAGTCCGGCAAATGCTCGGCCCGGTAGTAGAGCTCTGAGAACAGGTTGATGCCCTTTGGCGTGCCGATGAAGAGCGCCCAGCCCTTGCGGTCTGACAGGGCCGGCTGCACGATCTCGTTCCACACTTCCGGCTTGATCTGCGCGACCTCGTCGATCACAGCGCCATCCAGGCGCAGTCCGCGCATGCCGTCTGGGTTGTCGCCCCCGAAGAGCTGGATGCGTGCGCCGTTGTGAGGGAACCTCACCCACAGCTCTGACTCGTTGATCTCGATGCCTGGGACCTTGCGTGCGTAGGCTTTGATGCGCTCCCAAGCAATCGCCTTGGCCTGCTTGAGGAACGGTGCCAGGTAGACGAAGAGCGGCAGCTCGAGGTTGGTGCGCAGTGCCTCGTTGATGAGCTGCATCACCGCGAGCTCGGTCTTGCCGGCTCGACGGTGCAGGGCCAGCACGGTGAACCGCTTGCGCGCCCTGTGGCACTCGTCCTGCCATGTTCGCGGCCGGTAGCCAAGGTCGACGACCTCCTCCGATTCACTCATGCTCTGGCACGTTGGTGACGATCTTGAACGTGACGTTGCCCTTGTTGTCGACGCTCACGTCCTTGGGCACGACCTTGCCGATCAGCGCCATGAACGCTGTCGGGTTGGCCAGTGCCTGCTCGGTAAGGTAGTCCTTGCCACCGGCATCCTGCAATGCGCCGAGGATCATCTCCTTGACGTCTGAGTTGATCTTGTTTGGCACACCGGCCTTGCGACCAGCGTTCTGTCGTCTTCCGCCATGAGCCATATCAATCACCTTGAATATGTTGATAGTTTTTCATAATGTTGCGTATTCTGCACCAATGGGTGCGAGTCGAAGGCCGATGGCCCCGCCCTTGAGCACGGGCATGCGCTGAACGACCAGGCGATCGATCTGTGAGTCATCTTGCCAGAGCCCGGCCTTGGTGCAGGCATCCTCGAGGACCTTGATCACGTTTGAGAGATCGCGCTTGCGCTTGTCTGGTGGGTAGACGTCGACCTCAACGGCGAGCCGCTGCTCAAGTCCCAATCGCATGCCGGTCTGGGCGACGATGTAGGCCACCTGGGAGTAGTAGGCCATGGCCTGCTTGGTCAGGTAGTGCTTGCCGCCTGCATGCTTCCACATGTGGTTTCCACTGGGTGGGTAGGGTAGGCTGATCATGATCACAACGGTGCTTCTTTCACAAAGTTATCCACAATTTGGTTCAGCGTGGTTCAGTGCGGTCCACCCTATAAGGTGGGTGGACCGCTGAACCAAACCCGGCTCATGTTGGTCCAGATGACCTGAACCAAACAAACGTAATGTTTTCAATAAGTTACGAGCCTCGGTCCAGCTTGGTTCAGGCATGCTGAACTGTTGTTTTTTTGCACGGTTCAGGGGGGGTGAACCAAGATTGCTTAATTTTTGAGCAGTCATTTTTTGCTTCTTTGGCGTATTGCAGCAGCGATTGCCAGGGTGCCGTATCCATCGATTCCAAGGTCCTCGACCAGTTTTGCGCACGCCTCACGCTCGGCGGCGACAGCGGCCTCGATGGCCTCCATGCTGGCCTCGATCACTGCGGCGTCATGCTTTTGCAGGATCAGGCCGATCATCTTTATGACGTTGCCACCCAGTGTCTTGCTAGCCTCGGCCAGTCGCTTGTCGTAATCATTCATCGCTGCCTCGCTTCCAAATAGGTTTTTCCTTGTCCTTGCGCTTTAGGTTTGCCCCGGTGAGGGACAGCATCTGCCTGGCCTTTTCGGACAGGCCAAAGCCTGTGCCTTCTTTGTCCAGCAGCCCCTTCTCAGCGCAACGCTGGACCACCCGCTTGGCGGTGGACACGGTGCAGTTGAGTGCATCCTTGAGTGATGCGTATGGCAGCCAGCCCTTGGCCACGATCTCGATCACCTGCTTGGCCGTGATGTCGTTGTGCTCGCTGTCCTTGCCGACCTTGAAGTCCATGCCTTCGGTGGTGGGCTCGAGCACGACGCTTTGGATCTCGATGCCGCCGACTTCGCCCAGGTCCACCAGCTTGAACTTGAAGTTCATCTCTGCCGGCATCTCGGCGTCTTTCATCTTCGTGGCCGTGACGGTGACCACGCCACCCTCGTTGACCACCTGGTACTCGGCATCGAGCGCGGCCTTCAGTGCCGAGCTGCCGCGTGCACGGTCCATGTTGTGGCCACTGTGGTGGACCAGGTTCACGTTGCAGCCAAACGGGTGACGCACCCACTTGTCGGTGTGCTCGATGAACTTGCCCATGTCAGATGTGCTGTTCTCGTCACCGTCGCCGAAGTTACGCGCCAGCGTGTCGACCACCACCAGGCTGGGGATCTGGCCGGTCGCCTCGATCATCACGGTTATTTCATCGTGTAGCTCTTTGGCCGATTCCTCGTTGAAAATGCTCACGGCCCGGCGCGACTTGAACAGTGGCGCCCCTTTGAGGCTCACCCCGCTGGCCTTGGACCAGGCTGCAAAGCGCCTGGCCAATCCGTTGTGGCCCTCGCCTGCAATGTAGAACACAGGCCCCTGCTTCACCGGGTGGCCATGCCATGCGGTCCCTGTGGCCACGCAGCAGGCCATGTCCACGGTGACGAACGACTTGCCGCCGCCAGGTGCGCCGTAGACCAGGGAGAGTGAGTCCAGCTCGATGTAGTCTTCGATCAGCCACTGAATGGGCTGGAGGTTGTCGACCAGGTCGCCGACAGATACGAACAACGCTTCTTTGGGTTCTGTCTCTTCTGCCTTGGGTGGTGGTGTCTCGACTTCAATGGCGTCGACGATCGCGCCCTCGATGTCAGAAACTGACGCGCCTGCGTCAATCCAATCTGACAGATCCTTGCCCACCGGCACGTTGAGCAGGCCGATGTTTCGGGCCTTCCCTTTCAGGGTTTGGATGACCCAGTTGGCGTGACGCTGTCCTGGTTCGTCCTGGTCAGGTACCACGACCACATCGGCGCCATTCAAGTGATCGGCAAACTCAGGCAGCCACTTGTTGCCGTGGCCATTGTCCGCCCCCATGGCGTTGCATGTCGCGGCCAGGCCCAGCTTGCGTGCGTTCTCGACGTCCTTCTCACCCTCGCAGATGTAGATCGTCTTGCCAGCGGCCACCTCTTCGACGATGTTGGGCAGCCGGTACAGCACCCGACGCACGCCCTTGATCGACCAGTTCCAGCCGTTGCCCATGGGCCGGCGCTGCCGAAAGTCCTTGGGCTCGTATCGCACCGCCTGGTAGAGCAGCTCGCCATGCTCGTCGACGTAGTCGTATGTCGCCAGGATCTGGCCCTTGCCCTGCCCGATGTTGAGCTTGACCGGCATCGGAGCAGGCATTGGCTCGGGTTTTGCGGATGGCCACAGATCGAGCATTTTCAAATAAGCCACCACGGTGTCTTGGTCACACCCAGCATGACAATGCACGACGAGCTTTCCATCTCTGCCGTGGCCAACCGACAGGCTGGCTTTGTTGTCATCGTGCGCTGGGCACTTGCATGACCAGTTGGCCCCTGATTTTTTTGCTCCGCCAAGAGTGCGGGCAACATGTTCTGCTTCCAATTTCGTCCCCTGAAACACTGTCCAAAGTTAATGGTGACGCCGGGCAGGGCGTGGACAGGGATTCGCCTCTTCGATCCGTCGATCTAGCCCGTTGTCATAACCGATTCTACATCACGTTGCGCTTTGCGCAACACCTAGCCCGGCAAGTTGCTCGAGAGAGAGCTCGACGCCATTCCTTTTGGCCATCGCCATGAGAGCTGGCCAGTGGGTTTGTGGGATGCGCCCGCCAAGGGATGCGCGCGACTTCGGCGCCATCCAGCGGGTGACTGTGGACGGAGAGATCGATAGCTCCCTGGCCACAGAGCGGCACCCGCCGAGCAGGTCGACGACCCCTCGTGCGGGCTGGTGAGTGTGTTTGATGCGAGTTGCCATGAAAGAAGTGTAATTGTTTTTTGTTTGCGTTGAACAAATTGCAACAACTAGGGAAAACCCCTATAAATATTTTTGTGAGTGTTGCGTTTTCCGCAATGTGTTGTGCTAAGATCAAGGCTCACCAACCAACCAACCTACCAAGGAAAACAAAATGAACAACATCCAAAACGCAAACCTGACAGCCGAAGAAATCGACCAGTTGGAGTGGGCCGCTTACGAAGAAGCTTGCGAAGCCGAGCAATGGGAGCGTGAGCAAGCTCAAGTTCGTTGGGCTGAAGCTGGTGGCTACCGCGCTAATCTTTCCCGCCCTGCATATTAAACCCCAGGGGCCTCGGCCCCATCAATCAACCAACCTAAAGGAACCAACCATGACAACCGCAACAACAACCGAAGTGCCCGTGGAATTTTTGGTGCAGCAACTTGCTGCCGCCAAAGCCGCTGAAGCAGCAGCCAACAAAGATCGCGTCAAGCTCGAAGAGCAGATCATCGAGCGCCTTGGCCACAAGACCGAAGGCTCCACCACCCACGAGCTGTCCAACGGATTCAAGCTCACCATCACCGGCAAGATGACCTATTCCGCTGACATGGAAATGCTCATGCAGCTCGCCGGCTCACTGCCCCCCAACCTGCGCCCGATCAAGACCGAGCCCAAGCTCGACGAGACTGGCGCCAAGTACCTGCGCAACAACGAGCCAGAAATCTGGGCAACGATCGCCCCCGCTATCACCGTCAAACCAGCCAAAACATCAATCACCATCAAAGTTTGAAAGCACCATCATGAAAGACATCCAACTCAAAGAATTGCAGCGCGCCGTGAAATTCATCGACGCCCTCGGCTGCCTGTACAAAATCATCACACCCGATGGCGACGAGTTTGGCACGCTTGAAGCAAAGCTCCCAAGAGATCGCAAGCGTTCACCACTGCGCTACGCATACGGAGAGATCGCAAAGTTCTACAAGCCGCAGCTCAATTTGCAGGCTGAGATCGGCGACGTGCAGGAGATCGCGATTGGAAAGTTTTCTGCCGAGGACATTCGCAGCGGCATGTGCAGCCTTCTGACGCGCGAATGGGGTAAAGACACATACACCACCAGCATCACAGACACGTCTGTCGAAGTGTTGCGTACTGCTTAACAAGAGGAACCTACCATGGCCTTCAATCTCGAATCCATCAAACGATCTACCGGCATCAAAGCCCCGCGCGTCATGATCTACGGCCCACACGGCCTGGGCAAAACGACGTTCGGCTCCGGCGCCCCCGATCCCATTTTCATCCTGACCGAAGACGGCCTTGGCCGCCTCGAGGTCGATCACTTCCCCCTGGCCACGTCTTACCAGGACGTGATTGATGCGATCACCGCACTGTATGAGCAAGATCACAACTTCAAGACGGTGGTGATCGACTCGCTCGACTGGCTCGACAACCTGGTGTGGAACGACATCAACGCCAACCACGACGCCAAGGAACTGGCCTACGGCAAGGGCGCCGTGATCGCTGCCGAGTATTGGCGCCAGATCCTCGAAGGCTTGTCCGCCCTGCGCGACGAGCGCGGCATGGCCGTGGTGCTCATTGCACACACCGAGATCAAACGCTTCGACTCACCAGAGACTGAGCCCTACGACCGCTACCGCCCCAAGCTCCAGGACCGCAGCTCTGCTCTGATCCAGGAATGGTGCGACGCCGTGCTGTTCTGCAACTACCGCGTGCTCACCAAGGAGACCGAGGTCGGGTTCAACAAGGAAGTGCGCCGCGGCATCACCACTGGTGAGCGCCTGATGTACTGCAACGAAAAGCCGGCCTACCTGGCCAAGAACCGTTATTCGCTCCCTGACAGCCTGCCGCTGTCGTGGGATGCGTTCGCCACTGCAATCTCGCAGTAATTCACCCAGCCATCAACCAACCGAAAGGAAATCATCATGGCCAAACTTGGATTCAACGCCGCCTCTGTCGAGCCCTCAACCCCCATGGACGTTCTGCCCAAGGGCAAGTACCTCTGCATGGCCATCGCCAGCGAGCTCAAGCCCACCAGGAACAACACGGGCGAGTACCTCCAGATCACCTTCGAGGTGCTGGAAGGCAACTACAAAGGCCGCAAGATCTTCGAGCGCCTGAACATCCGCAACAGCAACAAGACCGCCGAAGACATCGCCCAGCGCGCACTGTCGGCCTTGTGCCACGCAGTGGGTGTGATCGAGCTCGACGACAGCGAGCAACTGCACAACATCCCGGTGACGCTCGACGTCGATGTCGATCCTGCCAAGGGTGAGTACAGCGCCAGCAACCGCGTGAAGGGTTACAGCGAAGTGGGTGGTTCGCCTGGTCACCGCCAGGCCATCACGCAATCGGTGGCACCCGCCGCGCCTGCTGCCAGCGGCACCCCCGTATGGAAGAAACGCGCAGCCTAACGACCTTGCCTGATGCCACTGCCCACGCGGTGGCATTGGGAAAGGAGCCAAGCATGGCCAAACTACCTGACCCCGTACACGAACACACCACCTCAACCGCGATCGTGCGCTGGTACGAAAAGCGCAAAGAGTCACCTCGCCCCCACCTGGGCGCCAGCCTGATCGGCCGGCCATGCGATCGCGAGCTCTGGTACAGCTTCCGCTGGGCGACCAGCAAGAAGTTCGAGGGACGACTGCTGCGACTGTTCAACACAGGCCACCGCGAAGAGTCGCGATTCCTCGAAGAGCTCAATGGAATCGGCGCCGAGATCTACGACCGAGATCCTGAAACCAACACGCAGCACCGCTTCTCGGCCGTGCGTGGCCACTTCGGTGGATCGTGCGACGCGATCGGCCGTGGCCTGCCTGAAGCGCCCAAGACCTGGGCCATCATCGAGTTCAAGACACACAACGCCGACAGCTTCAAAGAGCTCAAGGCCAAGGGTGTCGCACTGGCCAAGCCAGAGCACCACGTACAGATGCAGATCTACATGGGCCTGGCCGAGCTCGAGCGCGCCCTGTATCTGGCCGTGAACAAGAACACCGACGAGCTGCACAGCGAGTGGATTCACTTCGACCAGGCCGTGTTCGACAAGTACCTCGATCGCGCTGAAAAGATCATCGACGCCGACGTACCGCCTGCTCGCCTGTCAGAAGACCCCGCCTGGTGGCAATGCAAGTTCTGCGACCACAACGAGATCTGCCACGGTGAGCGCACGGCCACCATGAATTGCCGCACATGCGTGCATGCCTCGCCAGTCGACGGTGGCCAGTGGGGATGCCAGAAGCAAGAGCGCCTGCTGCCATACGCTGAACAACAGCTCGGCTGCCGCGATCACTTGTACATCCCGCCGCTGATCAAATACGCGACGCCACTT